GCAGTAGAATGCTGCGGCATCAGCCTCTGAAGAACCTTTGTATCCAACTAGAACGGCTGTGCTATCGCTAGCATAGCTGTCTACGTAAATACGCATTGCTCCGTTTAGTGTACCAACAAACTTAGTGTTTGTAGGTGCTTCGAATGTACCTTCTGTTGTACGAGCGAAAGCACTGGTTGTTGCAGACTGTAGAACAGTCAATGCAGCTGGACTTACAACAGCCCAATTACCAGCACCACGACGTGTACGCTGAGCGATCAAGTTAGCTGCACGGTTGATAAGAACAGCTAAAGCAGCGTGTTCGTCACCAACGAATGTAGCAGTACCAGATACAGCAGCTTGATCATAAGCGAAGTCTGTAGCAGAAAGAGCACGTAGAGAACCAAGAACTTCTTGGTCGATCTCAACTGTAATTTCTTGTGCTAGAGCAGCCATGATTTCTGCTTCAATGTCTAGGCCATGCATAGATTGTGCATCTTGTGCAGCCTCGAATGTCCAGCGAGCGCTTAACTTACGAGTTTTGGCTTCAACAACTTGTTTTAAGATCTGTACGTTGATCTTACGGCCTGGTTGACCTTCTAATGAAGATGTACTAGCAGCACGACCAGTTGTCAACGAACCAGAATATGCTGTAGCAATCTTAAATGGGCTAAGTGCTTCGTCACCAGCTGTTGTGCCTGTGTCGAATGGACTTGGTGCAGTTACATTGGTTGTTTCAGCATAACGAACACGTAATGTGTGGATCTGTGCAACAGGTCCAGTCATTGGTTGAACACCAACGATTTCGTTAGCAATAACTGTAGGCATAACACGACGGATAACTGGTAGAATAACACGGTTAAGTGTAGCTACGTTACCTGCGCTTGTTGCTCCAGCTGTTGCAGCTTCAGCCAAATGCTTACGGGTGTTCTCAAGGATAACTCCCATTGTGGTTCTGCGTGAACCGTTAAGACCTTCTAGCAGGGCGTCTTTTGTTTCGCCCCAACGGCCTTCTAATAGTGCTTGTGTCATTTTTTTTCTTTCCTTATTAGGGTTTATTTAAGCCCTGCTAAACGTTTAATTTCAACCACATTATTATGATCGAATTCAACGGCGACCTTAGCAGATTTATCTCCTGTCACTTCTTTACGACTTTCTGCCAAAACTGTTTTTTCAGTTTTTGTTGCAGCAGAATTGTTAAGAACTGCGGGTAGATACTTTTCATATGCAGACTTTAATTTATCAGTTTGCACATTTTCGAGTAAGCTTACCATTACGGTCTGCTTCTCTTTATTCAACGGCTTCAACAATTCGATTAACGTTTGTTGACGCTCTTGAGAATCTTTAATAATACGAATTTCTCGGTCTTTTGATTCAACTAACGCAGTTTTTTCAGCAGCAGATTTTTTAGCTTCTGCAATCACTGCTTCTTTTTGCTCTAAAGCTTTTGTTAACTTAGCAATTTCAGTATTCTCGTTTAAATGAGTAATAGCAAACTCGCTGGCAAACGCTTCAAATAATCGACGTCCAAAATTGTTCTCGCGAGCAGTTTGGATATCTTCTTTTAGTTGAGTCAATTCATTCTCTAGTTTATACGATACAGATTCTTTAACAAGTTGTGCAGATTGTGCAATAAATTTCTTTTGTAATTCTGCTAATTTTAACTTAGCTTCACGTACCAATTGAACTTTTGTTTCTACAACATCTTGTTTATCTTTAGCAAATTCTTGAATTTCTTCTGATAGAGCTTTAATAACAAACTTCTCTAAACGAGCAACGTTCTCTTTTTGAACTTTGCGATCGCCTCTTAGTTCTTTGATTTCTTCTGCTAGTTTTCCAACTAAGAATTGATCAAACTTTCCAGCACTTTCTTGCATACGTTTGTTAAAACGTACACGATCTGCTGCTAGTTGCTCTTTTTCTTCTGCGAATTCACGAATTTCTGCTTGAAGATTTTCTGTGATCATTTTATCTAGAGATTCGACCATTACACCTTTATCGTGTTCATAGCGGCCTGCAAACTCTTCGCGAATTTCTGCGCGAATTTGTTCGCGTGCTTCATTTAACTTAGTTTCCCAAGCTTCGCTGATAGCTTGCTTGGTGTCTTCGTTAATGATACCACTGTCTACTAATGGTTTGATAGCATCAAACATGGATCATTTCTCCTGTTATATTTTTAAATCTTTGATGAGGCGTTTTACTTCCTCAGCTAAAAACTTCTGTACTTTTTGATTTGCACCGGCATCTTTTGCCATTTCGAGTACCCTATGCCCGTTACGCATATTCATAAGCCCTTCGTAAACGGCCTTAGGATATGCATTAGGAGCACTTGGTTGTGCAACTATATCAACTGTGACTATTTCAAAGTCACTGACATGCCCTGAGCTTTCGTTAACGTTGCCGCTACCTCTACTAGACACGCCTAACTTCACTCCCGAGGTTAACATGGCTTTCACCAGTTCGCCCATTGGAGTTGGAAGAATTTTTAATTTACCAAAACCATTTGGGCCATCCATCCACATTTCTGTGATCATATGACTCACCCGGTCTAGATTAATTTTTAAATCGTCAGGATGGTCTAGTTCGCCTAAAACGCTATAACCTTCCTTGAGTTGTTTATTAACACTGCCAACTGCTTCAGCTATTTCTTGTACAGGATACACACGCTGGTTAGCGTTCTTTACGCCACCTTGCACAAATATCCCTTTCATATACAGATTCTTTCCTTGACCGTCAGCAGTAGACTCTGCCAGAACTTCCATTCTGGCGTTATCAAAAGATAAGTGTTCCTGTATTAAACTTTTCACAGTTTATTCCTTACTTGGCCAACGGACTTTTGTCGTTTATTCCACCGACTTCATTCTTTGCCACCGAAGGAGCTTTGCTTTTATAAGCAGATTTGCCAGCGTTAGCACCTGGGCTGTTTTGTACTTTACCAATTAAGTCCTGACCACCTTTTAAAAGACCGCTAGGTTTTTTGTTTGGTGTTCCGCTTGGATCAGACTCTGCACCGCCTTTAGCAATATTAGCAGCAGTTCCGCCCATATCGTTCTTACCAGCAACAACAGACTTAGTATTCAAACTGGCTGTACCGCCTGCACCAACTTCACCTGTTTCTGTATTCTTTCCTGGAAATGGCTCACCAATTTTTTCCACGTATTCGCGGATCCATTCAGCTTCAGTCATCTTTTTTGCTTTTTTGTCTTTAAGCATTTCTTCTTTTTTAGACTTTTTAGCTGCTTCCATCATGCCGTATTGGCCTTCAGGCATTTCTTCGTCGCCTTCGTCGCCCATACCCATGTCCATGCCGTCATCGCCACCCATGTCCATGCCGTCATCGCCACCCATGTCCATGCCGTCGTCCATGCCGTCATCGCCCATCAATGAATCAAATTCAGCTTTAAGTTCGTCTAATGCATCTTCAAGATCCATTACGCGACCTTCAATGTCGCCATCGTCGCCCATGTCCATTTCGTCGTCGCCTGCGTCCATGCCGTCATCGCCTGCGTCCATGCCATCTTCGTCTTCTTCGCCGTCTTCTTCGGAATCTACTTCGATATCCATTTCTTCGGCTTCGTCCATGCCTTCTTCGTCTGTGGTAATTTCGTCAACCATTTGATCAACTTGGTTACCACCAACTTCTTCTAAGTCTTGTTCATCAATGAGAGATTCGTAAATTTCACGTGATTTTTCAACAACGATTTGATGAAAAAGTTCGCGAGCTTTAGCTTCGTCTTCATTAATAATGTATTCAATTAATTGCTCATATTTAGACATATTTTGGTTCCTTTATGAAATATGTGTCGGAATTCTATATAGTTATTTACAGAATATACGTATTTTATATGTTAAATGGGTGTTTTTTGAATGATTTTGTAATAATAATTACAGACCTGCTTGTGTGGCTGCAGGAGGTTTATATTGAACACTTACTTTTTCTAATTTTTTTTCGTGTTCTAATTTGCGAGTGTCATTCATCATACGCAATTTATTAAGTCTATCCAGAGTCAACCGAGTTTTTCTGGTGTCATTAACTTTCATAACAGAATTGTCATCTTTTTCTGTTCTGTACCCGTCGGGGATCTGATTATAAAGTTCTAATAATTGCATCTTGTATTTACCAAACGTGACTAATTTATTAGACTCCGGCCGGAGCAGGGGCGGCGGCTGCTGCGGCCCCAGGTCCTGGAATTTCAGCTCCACCCGGTGGAGCTGCGCCAACTTCCTGCCCTTCACCTGGTGGTGGCAAGGACGAAGCTTCTAAATCAGATTCTAATCCGCCTGGGGTAATGCCAACACTACGTAGTCCTGCACCATCAGCAGGTGCTTTTTCCAAATCACCTTGTTCTTCAGCCCACATGCGTTCATTTTCTACCATTTCTTCTTCAGTTAGACCAAGATATCTTGACAATAAAAACCGCTTACTAAGATATGGATATTGCTCAAGTTGAGTAAACGATCCAATTCTTGCACCATCTACTTCTGCTTGTCTATAGCTAGCAAAGTTCTGAGGCTCATTGAACTGTAGGTCAAACAAGTTATTATCAATATTAATACCCCTCCAACGAAGGAAAAGTTTAAATTCTTGATCTAATTTTTCACAGATCATACGCTGTAATCGCATACAATACTGATTGAATCTCCATTCTTGTATCAATGCTGTACCGACTCGGCCGTCACTAAAAGAATTAGGATTACTGGTCCCATCATCTAGTCCAGTGGGCAAATAACTGGCAGGAATACGCAGACCTCTAAACAACTTATTAGTAAAGAAATGCAGATCTGTTATTTCCCCTAAATTACTACCGCCAGGAAGAGTGTCTACTTTACTACCACGTCCTTCTGCTGTTTGAGGAAAGAAATAGTCTTCATTTGTGCTCAATGGATTATAAGTTGCATCCATCATGTTTTGGCCACCGCCGGTCTGTGTGGGTCCCTCCC